AGTTTCTACCGCAGTATCAATAAGATTCTGAATAGGTGTGTCTGTCTTCTCAACGGCAGTATATCTAATCTTTTCAAGCATTCCAAGATGCTTTTCAAGAATGTCTGCAATATCACCAGTATCTGTTTCGGTGAGCATAGGAATTTTACCAATTAGCCCATGACGACCTTGATATGCTTCCGCAATAGAATCTGCATTGTCAACGATTGTGTCGTAGAAAGAACCTAAAGCCATATGTTGTGCGTATGACTTAGTATTTAAGTGCTCACGATGAGCGACTTCTCGGCTTAAAAACAAAATAGCTATTAGGCGTGCAATCATTTTACTCACCCCTTGGGAAAGATAAGTCTAAAGCAATTAGTTGCTCTACAGTTGTAACCGCAGTAATAGCCGTCTCTAACTCATCTACTTTAGCAACTACAGAAGCACGATATGCTATGGTGTCGGCTGGAATATCTACATTGCGTTCAGCTTTACGGATTACCATCCAATCAGTCTGAGCAAGGATAGAACCAGCAGTAGTTTTTACTTGGGCAATAAAGTTAGACTTTAATCCTTTGGTTACTAATCTTTCTGTGCTATCGACCATTGCTGGTTTGCCATCTACTGTGCCTAATACTTTGACATACATAGGATTACCATCTTGGTCTACTTCTAATTTATCCTCTAGTGCTTTAGGATTGTTGATGTTGCCATCCCAGTAGAAAACATCAGATGCTCTTACAGGATCAGCTTCCCAGACTAGACCGATAGCAGACTTATCTGCCTCAGATGCTAGGCGAATCCAGTTAGCGGGGTATTGAATATCGTTGTGTGTAAAAGGTGTATCCAATTGGATAGTTTTAGTTCCAAGTTTAAAAGGCATTTTTATTTCTCCTAAAATTTATTACTCTTTAGCCTATTTTGTTCTTTAGGCAAATATTGCAAATTTGTTTCTACATGAAGCCCTGATACATATTTTCCATTTAAAGGAATTATATGGTCAATCTCATATCCTATTGGTTTGTTTCTATAAAATTCATCAATTTTATTTGTATCTGCCCATTTAGGCATTCTGAGTTTTCTTTTTAAATTTGTTTTTCTAGCATAAGCATAAGTAAATTCTTTTGTGTATGCTTTACCATGCTTAAAGTTTTTATTTGCAATATATTCTCGCCTTAAACATCCACAAGATTTAACTTTTCCGCTAATCATAGAAGTGCCAACTACAATTTTAGATTCTCCGCAATCGCATTGAACAATGTATTTATACTGCAAACTTTTTGTTTGCCCACAATCGAGCAAAACAGTCAATCTGCCATATCTATTTCCTATAATTTCTTTGCGAATGCTTCTTCTCATCATCTTGCGACTGCATATTTAAAAGGATTTTCTGCTACCGCATAATAAATATATGTTCCACCATTGGCATTTTTTTGACTATCTGATGTTCTAATTTTAAAACCATTAGACAAAATATCTATATATGCTGTTGATGATGGACTTCCATCCTCTGCAACAGATTGATTTGGATATAACCTAAGCCCACTTACATTTGATGGCTCTCTTACAGCATCTTGAACTGTCCAATGATCTGCACTATCTGTTCTTTTAATCAATACATATTTAGGTCTAAACCCAGTAAAGACGAATACTCCGTCAGAACTACCATTTCCAGTATAAGAACCCATAGCAGAGTATCCAGCGACTTGTGCAAAGCAGTAGGCTACCATCTTGTCTGTGCCAGCATTTACACCAGTTCCAGTAGAGCCAATATAAAACTTAGATGAATCAGGAGTTTGAAACCAAAGAGTATTAAATGATGCTTTTGCTCCAGTAGTATTTAAAAGCAAATATTCATCTTTATTAAATCCAGTAAACCAAGTAGCCCAGTTATAAGTTCCGTTATCCCTATCCTTGGTAATAATCATAGATGGAGTTACACCAAGACCATGCCCAACAGATTGATTGGCAGTATTGTTATTAGTCCAAGTAACAATACTAAATCCAGCAGTTGTATTAGCACTTACTGTAGATGTAATAATACCTGCTGTGTTGGTTACGGCTGTTGCGTTAGATGCTCTCCATTGCCAGCCTACCGAAGTTCCAGAAAGGTTAGAGTTTTCTGAAGCGCCAAGCGTGTAACCATTACTGTTGAATGAAACCAATGAGAATGCGGTTGTTGCTGTTGCCTCAGCAGTTGTGTTGTTTGACTGCAAAATTTGTGTATTACCACGAACAGAATCAAATAATTGATGATTGTAAGCATTAGCTCTTGATTTCGCCCAAACAAAATCAGGTTGCATTGAACCTGAATTGGTAATAGTTTGTGTTGCTCCTGTGCCTGTATATAAACTTACATCAAAATACTTATTCGCTGTTGTAGATGCAGTAGCACCAATCGTAGGAGTAGGTAAGTTAAATGTGTTTAGTCTATTAAAGCCTGTTGGGGGGGTGTAGGCGAATGGTCTTTGACCGAAGTTAAAAGCATAATTTTGTGATGTTCCCGATGAATCCCCACAAACTCCAAAATACATATCTTCGGATGAAGATGTTGTTATGCTTCCTTGCAATGTATTATTTTTATAAAAAGATGCTGTTTTTGTAGATGCGTTATAAGTAATGCCCATAACATCGTTAGTCGTGTAAGTTGCGTAAGTTGCAACATTACTAGAATCGTTAAAAACACTTCCTGTTCCAACATAAAGAAGTCTTGGATTAAATGGATTAAAAGTAGTAGTAGTACCAAATACCCCAATATGATAGTCCCCAGCAGTTTTACCTGTTGGGATTATTTCGCAATACCAACTTCCTGCGGTGCTTGCTGGAATAGTTGCAATAGTTGTTCTACCATTTGTAGTGCTTGAAGCAACTTGTAAATTGCCGTTGGTAATTGTTCCATTTGGAACAAGCGGATTCATTACAGCATAATTAGCAGCAGTAGCACTTGTTAGCGTAGGCACATCTGTCATGCTGTCATAAGTAGAGCCTGCAGTTAGGCTGATGTTGTTTGTAACCCAATAGTTTGCGTTACCTGAAAAGTCTTTTCCTAATCCCACATTAGATGATGTAGTTAGAGCAGAGTTATCTGTAAATGGTAAATAGAATCCGTTAGTGCCGTAAGTTCCTGTGTATTTCTTAGGTATCCATACACCTGTGCTTGTAGATGTTTCACCAAAAGAGGATGGGGTTAGGGCTTGACCGTCAATGCTATTAATTTCAGTCAAATACCCATCAACAAAAGTTCTTGGACCTGAGTCAATTCTTGCTCCAATGTAGTGAACCACTCCGCTATTGTTCCACGCTAAATCAGCATTCTGACTAATGGTTGGTGTTGTTAATGTTTGTTGAACACCATTAACCCAAAGTTTTACTCTGTTGCTTGCAGTAGCTTGCGTAGTGTCAACAGCCCATACAAAATGATACCAAGCGGAAGGGTCACGAAATAATGCTGTTGTTACACCACCGCCAGAAGTCCATGTTCCTAAACTTGTTGAATCAAAAGAAGTTCCATTAGTATCAAAAGCACCAGCTTGAAACCAAGTGCTTTCGGTTGTTCCTGAGCCAGCAGAAAATAAATACTGTGTTGTTCCTAAAATACCTCTTTTCATCCAATAACTAATGGTAAAGGTTCTACGATTTCCAGCACTAGCTGGAGTTCTATTTAGATAAGCAGAAGCACTAGACCGAAAGCGTAGGGAGTTGGTTAGGTTATAACCGCCTGCTGATGCTAAGAGAGGACTTGCTGATCCTGGTACTATCATTTAACGTCGCCTGTAAATACGCAATTAATACGGCTTCCAGATACGACAAAATAAGCAATCATATCTTGTGCGGATGCGGTAGTTGTCAAAGTTGGAGCAGTACCGCCGCCAAAATCAAAAGCATTACCATAAGCTAAAGTTCTGCTGCCTGTGCCGTCTTGGTTAATGATAATAACACCTGACTGCCCAGCTACTAAATTGGTTGGGTTTGCTAGGGTTCTGTTTCCGGCAAGGGTGACAGAGAAGTTATTTGCCAAGGCAAAGTCAGGAGTAATTGTAGCCCCATCGGTTAATACAGAAATAGCACCGCGTTGTGCAGCCGTATAGGTTTGGGCTACGCTTGAAGGAACAGCCGCAGTAGCTTGGGTAGTAGTATCACTAAAAGTGATCGATGGGCTTGAGCCGTTAATGATTGTTGGCATTATTTTGCTCCTTTTGGATACTTAGCTTTGACCGCTAGGCAGTCGGCAATGTATTTATCAATCTGTGCTTGGTCACCCTTTACTACACCATCAATGTAATCGGTGATGGGCGGGTATTCTGATGCTCTTTTAGCAATATAAGCATGGGCATCTACATAAGCCTGTACTGCGGCTTTATCGTATGCGACTTCGTTACCATCGGCATCGTAGGCTTTGTCATCTACTATGCGGGTTATTTGTGGGTACACGCTGTGCAAAGCGGTTATAAATTGGATTGAGTTCATTATCCCGCAACCTCCATAAGAATTATTGATGAAGTTCCGTTACTATTTTGAGCATATATTGCTCCACCCGAAGTTGGGTAATAAATACGCATTTGTGTTTTATAAGTTGTTGCAGATGTAGTTGCTGGACTATCTAAATAACAAGCTGAATATCTTGCAAATAAACTTACAGAAGTAGCATTTCCAACGCCAACTCCATAATCAAATGAAGATGTACCATCTTGTGCTGGCGTATAAATGGCTGTTGAATTTCTAACTATTTGAAAACCACCATATTGAGAAGAACCTGTTCCAAGAGTGACGTAAAAATTTTGCGAAACTAATACTAAAACTTTACTTGAAGAACTTGTTGGCGTGATGCTTGCAGTCAAGCCACTATCAGCGAATGTAGTTGTGCTATTTATAACTATTGTTTGGGTCGTTGCTTGAACCACCTGAATCACATTACCAGCTTTAGGTGATGTAGTTGTAAGAATAGTTCCCGATGAGTTGGGTAAAGTTATAGTATTCGCCCCGTTCTGGGTTTGAAACTGTAAATCACCCGAGTTGTCAGCTGTATTGACAAGCCCCGAGGTTGTTGTTGCTGAAATAATTGATGCCATTATGCTGCTCCTAATTGTTCAGGGATAGAGGGTTTAGGTTGATTAGTAGTTAAAACGCTACCATTCCAAGTAAAACCAATATCGCCTGCACCTAATTGTTCTCCAAGCACCCAACCAGTAATTTTGGAATCAACTAAAACAGGTTGCCAAACCATAGCAGGAGTAGTTGCATCAACTACTTGAACAGAATTAACGGGTGGTTGCCATGTTTCAAAATTTCCATCCCAAACAACATTATTTGTTACTACATTAGATTCAATTATTAGATAATTTTGCGTTGTCATTTTTTACCTTTACCATTCAATGAAAACAAAACCTGCTGTACCCGGACCACCTGCGGCGTTTCCAATACCTTCGTTAAAGTAAGCACCGCCACCACCACTTCCGTATCCTGATCCACCTGCACCACCTTGATTTGGTACTGCATAATTACCGCCCGATCCAAAAGCACCTGATCCGGGAATGGTTGCATTTATGTTTTGTAATCTAAAGCCATTAGCCAAAGTTGCGGCTCCACCTGTACCACTAAAACCTTCACCATTGCCACCACCTGATGCACCGCTTCCGCCATTTAAAGACCATGCACCGCCTGATGTTCCACCACCTCCGCCACCTCCACCACCGCCACCACCTGATGCGGCTGATCCACCACCACCACCTGATGCACTAACAGTAGTAATAGATTGTGTTCCTGATGAAACAGATGATGTTCCACCTGTGTTTCCTGCACCTCCTGCATTACCCGATCCGCCACCACCTACAGTAACAGATAAAGTATTGCCTGAAGTTAAACCTGTAAGAAATTGAATAACATACCCACTACCACCGCCACCACCTCCACCACCGCTTTGATAACTTGTTGCACCACCCCCCCCACCCCCACCAAGACAAGTTACTTTAAGTGCCGTAACGCCTGTCGGAATAGTAAATGTGCTTGATGAAGTAAAGACTTGACCACGACCGCCTTGGGCTTCTGAGCCACCAGTTGTAGCAATAGTAATACTTCCCGATCCATTAGTTACTGTAATACCTGTGCCTGCAGTAATAGTTGCAGGAGTGTAATTAGTTCCATTACCAATAGGGATTTGCCCATTTGCGGGAGTTGCTGTTGCTCCTATACCACCTTGGGCTGGAGTTACAGCAGTACCAGATTGGAGAAGAGTCCCGCTAGTCGAAGGTAAAGTTATTACAGTATTACCAGCAACGGCTGGTTCCTGTAGTGTGACACTTCCGCTAGTTGCACCTACTAAAACAATAGACATATATTTTCCTTATAAAACGACCCATCTGCTGCCAGATGGAATAGTTACTGTTACGCCACTATTTATAGTAATAGGGCCAACGCTTTCACCACTGTAATTCGTAGACATCGTGTAGTTTGAAGAAATTACTTGTTTATTCTCGTACACCGCTCCACCAGCTTGAGCGCCACCAATTGAGCTCCAAACAGTACCATTGTACCCTTCATACTGGCCTAAAGTAGAGTTAAAACGAATCATCCCCACAGCAGGAGTAGGCTGCTGAACTGTAGTTCCAACAGGGATTTTTAGGGCGCCGGTGCCGTTAAACTGGGAATTTGCAGAAGCTGTTATAGCAGCAAAAGTATTAGTTCCGGTAAAAGTATTATCTGCGTCTAGCTGGCTAAAGTTATTTAAACTAGCGGATGTAAGTCTTTGGGCAAAACCATCGCCTGCAATAAAAGCTAAAGCAGTTGTACCTTCTTGAGCTCTAATGACTGTTAAGTTATCTCCCACTCTAGCGGTTACTTTTACTATTTCGTAGTTACCTGCAGTGTTGAATAAAGTGCCGTAGAAGTATTGCCCAGCAGATAAAGATGGGAAAAGGGCACCCTGAGTTGAGGATAAAACAATAGTAGTAGCCGAGCTAAGTATACTAGCGGCTAGCGTACCTGTTGCGTTATTTCTAAACTGGGCTGGCATTAATCTCTCCTAATGCGCTGATTTTATATGAAATTTGGTCATAATATAACCCATCTTGACCCACTGGGGACAGTCACACTAACACCACTAGCCACGGTCATAGGACCGGCTGACATAGCAGAACTACCTGCAGGAATTGAATAGCTTGTGGACACAGTATTACTATTTACGGTTAAACCGTTGCTAGAAACCATTGCTGTAGCTTGTAAATCCCCTGTACTAGGTTTATAGAGGTATTTAGCGTTACTTGTGTAAATTGTAGTTGGGGTGCCTGTAGTTGCTGCTGCAAATAACGGATATAAGTTAGTTGCTGTTGACGTATCGTTACTTAAAGATGCTCCACCTTGTACGTTTGCAGTAGATACAGCCGTTACTAAGCCTTTAGCATTTACAGTTACAACAGGGATGTTAGTTGACGAGCCAAATGACCCTACGTTAGAGTTTACTGTCGCCAATGTCGCATTAGTAATCGCAGTACCTGTATTACCAGACAGGGTTAAATCCCCGCCAGTAACTGATATAGAGCCAGAAACCGCTGCAGTTGAAACCGCAGTAATTAAGCCTTTATCGTTTACTGTGATAACTGGAACAGCAGTAGATGAACCAAAAGAGCCGGTATTAGCGTTTACAGTTGCTAAATCTGCTACGACAATTGATCTAAATGATGGAGTTCCACTGCTTCCGTTGGGCGATGCATAAAAAGTATTAGCAGTTTGTGAAGCAAAAGCACTAGTCCAGTTTGCAGATGTTAAAAGCCCGCGGCTGGCTGCCGAAGCTGATGGAAGGTTAAAGGTATGGATATCTGTAACGCTTGAGATATTAAAGTCTGTACCTGCTGTACCTACTGCAAAGCCTTGAACTTGGGCAGTTAAGCCGTTTAAAGCATTAAGGCCGGTAGAAAATGTAGTAATAATCTGACATAAATTACTATTTTCTGTGTGTAAAGTAATTGTTCTACCACTATGAGTTACATAGACTCTTAGGGCTAAACGGTCGGTTATAGCTAAAGTAGTCTGGGGTATACCCAAAGAAGTTAGATATAAATTGGTTGCTGTACCAGAAACAATACTTGCAGGGTTTGTTGAACCACTTGCAATTAAAGTAAACGCCGTACCATCATATTTATATAACTCTACATAAAAACTAGGTGTACCACCGCCTGAAGAAGCGCTAAAGTACATCTCAAAGTTCCAGTTACCTGCTGGAATTGCTAATAAAGATGGATCAGCAGCGTCGGTAATAAACTGAGCAATATATCCATCAGCAGCAATAGTAAAATCTGTACCGGCTCCAAATATAGGCGATTTACTCATTTCGTAATAAGTATTGCCGAGTATAGTACCCTGATTTACGCTACCGTTTAGGTAATACGAAACAGACGCACCGCCACCACCTGCAGTGCTGCCAGTAATACTTAAATCACGAGTTGACCCCGTACCTCGACCTCGTTATTAGTTAACGGCGATCCTTTACCAGCACGAGTAACAATGGTAGTCAAAATCTACCCCTTTATCCGTTTATTGCTTACGATATTGTAATGGTCCAGGTGACACTTAAGGCGTCATCTACACCTTTATTTACTACAGAAAATACTGTACGGCAAAGCATAGTTCCGGCAGAAGAGGCATTAAAAATACCTGCTTCAGTAACAGCACCAGTACCTGTACCTGCTGGGAAAGTCGCAGTGTAAGATACCACGTTAGTAGTTGCTGTTGAAGTAGCCAAAGCTACACGACCTAATTCAGATCCAAGAGTAGTATCTCCAGGTGCTGCAGGTGTTGTTCCTGCTCCAACAGCCATATGACTCATGACGTTAGCAGTAGCGCCAACCATGCGAGAAGCGACAAAGTTCTTACCGACGGTAACAACTAGGTTTCTAAAATCGTGTTCCTCTTTTACCTTGCCATCGGCACCGGTAACAACGACTCGCAAGGAGCCGGAGGCTTTTAAGTTTTCAGTTGCATTCATTACAGCTCCTTACGTAAATGTGCGGGTTTGCCCCACATAATCTTCTAAAAAATAGGTTATATCGCAGTAGTCTTGCATGAGCAAACTGCCACTACTAGATAATACCGCATTATCCGACTTATTTGCCGCAAAAACAACTGTTTCTGTTTGCGTATCAGATACCGCTAATGCCTCGTTTAGTACCTTAATAAGTAAGTACTGAATATTTCCATCCATCATGTCTTGAAGGCCTATGCTTTCAGACAAGTTTTTAGTTACATCTAAAGCATCAGAGTCAGAAACTGTCGCTAAATCCTGCTGTGCTGATGGTTGAATAGTTAAAACAGCTGCATCAGGAGCATTAAGTACGTCAGTAAAGTTACGTATGTATACTTTAAATACTTGGACTGCTTCGACTAAAGTTACCGATTCTGCTATTGCTTTGCCAACTGCATAAGTTACTACATCTACAGGGGCGTCTAGTGCATCTGCTAAATTCTTTATTGGCGTTAAGCTAATTCCATCTGTTGGGGTTATTACCTCTACCCCTAAAATATCAGGGAAAGTTACAGCCGCACAGATATTTACGTCTAAATAACTGACGCTAAAAGTAGGTTGTACATAAGAAACCTCGACTTTTACCGCTCGATCAGGATTAAGACAATTAAATGCCATTAGAAATCAGCGCGTAAAGTAAAGTTAAGTAAATCAAAAGCCGTCAAAATCTGGCCGTTAAAGCTCATTTCAATTTCACCTTGATACTGTCCTGCCGGTACATCTAGCGTAGTTCCTGGAAAACCAAACCTAACAACTCCATTAACTGGGTCCACTTTAGAACAAGTTAGTGTGGACAAAACCGTAGTACCGTTAAGGGCACGAAACTTAACAACTACTGTAGTCGTAGCCGCTGAAAGATCAATAGGATCCCCAGTTTGCCGGTCGGTAAGGGTTAGCGTTACCTCTGGTAGATTGTCGTTTTGTACAATTTTTATAGTGCTCATACCCACCTCTGGAATTCGGTTCTTGTTGAGCCACGGGTTAATCCTTTGTTCATCTGGATTCTAGCTCTGTTGATATGGTAGTTAAACATCTTAGCCGCTTCAATAGCCCCTGATTTATCGGTGTAATCCTGCCGTGGCTGGGCCAATAAACGAGCTCTAGCGCCCCAAGCAATAGCCTCCGCCCACTGCTCATATATCTCAGAATCAATCTCTGTAGAGTCTTGAGTTGGGGCTAGGGCAGTTCTTACATACAGCGAAGCTGGCTGAGTTACATAAGGAATAGGTACCAAAGTAACCTCTGGCTTAATAATTCTGGTGATGTACTGGGGTGAACCTTCTAACTGATCCCATGCACCCATGCGGTAAATATCGGCTAGTTCATCAGGGCTTTTGGGGATAAGCAGCAAAGTATTGAAGTACGCTTGAACTGGACCTACCAGCTTAGTATCTGCCGGCGTATCAATAATGTACTGAGATTGCCCATTTACCACATTAATAGCCGGAGCTTCATACTGCCAGAAATAAGTTCTTTCGCAGAACTCAATACAAGCCTGTTTAATAGCGTCAACAGCAATAAATTCAGATGCATCAGGTACATACTGCAGTACGCGAGGCAAAAACTGATCGTAAGAAACGGAAAAACCGTATGCCTGGGTCATGACTCAGATCCTGGTTTATTGGGGTCTTTTGCAGTAAAGTTTTGATTTGGGCTATTAGACAGCTCAGAAGACTGCTTAATCTGCATAGCAGCCATAAACGTTTGTAGGTAACCAGCTGCAAGTTGTAGCCCTGGTGCATACTCTGCGTCTTTGCTGCAAGCTCTGTAAAGAATGTAATCTAATAACACAGGCTCAAAAGTATCACTGATAGAAATTACAGTACTTTCCGAAGTAATCATCGGGGGTACTGGTGCGTAATTAATTTGTACATAACCCTGACCATTGTTAGGGGGGTATACGTAAAACACTGTTTGATCTTGTTGATCGAATATGTAAT